GGTTATCAGGCCCTTAATTTAAACACCGCCACCGGCAACACTGCGGTCGGATACAGTGCCGCTGCTGCAACCACTACCGGTATCGGTACAACCGCATTTGGTGCTTTTGCTCTTAACGCAAATACAACTGGCGCAGGTAACAATGCGTTTGGTGGGTATGCCGTTGGCGCAATTGATGCTGCTTTGCGTTACAACACGACAGGCTCAAACAACGGCGCATTTGGTACTGGCGCACTTGCACTTAACACCACGGGTTCGTACAACGTGGCAATGGGCAATCAAGCCCTTTACTCCAACACCACAGCCTCATATAACACGGCTGTGGGTTATCAGGCTGCGTATACAAATACTACAGGTGAAGCCCTTACTGCATTGGGGTATCAAGCTCTTACCGCAAATACGACAGGTAGCAATAACACGGCGGTTGGTGCTGCAAGACCCGGAACTACTGGTGGAACATTAACAAGCAATACCACAGGCTCAAGCAACGCTGCCGTAGGTGGTGGAGCTTTGTTTAGCAACACAACGGCTGGTAATAACGTGGCTGTTGGTGTTCTTGCCATGTACTCAAACTCAACAGGTACAGCTAACGTAGCCGTTGGTAAGGATGCACTTTCATCAAACACCACAGCATCCAACAACACTGCTGTGGGTTATCAGGCGGGGTATAGCAATACGACTGGTGCAAACAGTTTTTTTGGTGGTCATCAATCTGGATATTCAACTACTGGCACAGGAAACACATTTATTGGGCAGTCTGCTGGTTACAACGTAACTTCAGGAGCGTTAAACACCATTGTTGGTCGCTACAACGGCAACCAAGGTGGCCTCGACATTCGCACAGCAAGCAACTATGTTGTGCTGTCTGATGGGGATGGGAATCCACGGGGTTACTTTGACAACACAGGCAAATTCAACCTGAATGGCTCACTTGGTTTCTCTGACGGCACAACGCAATCAACCTCTGGTTCAACCTACAACGTCCAGACATTCACCGCTGGCGGCACATGGACTAAGCCAACAGGCGTGACCAACGTGCGCGTCATTGCAATCGGCGGTGGCGGCGGTGGCGGTTCAGGCCGTAAGGGTGCATTGGCTTCTATCCGTACTGGCGGTGCTGGCGGTCTAAGAGCCAACTATATTGACACCACGTTTTCAGCTTCTGACTTGACTTCGACAGTGACTGTGGCTATCGGTACTGGTGGCGCTGGCGGCGCTGCACAAGCAACGAACAGCACAAACGGAAATAACGGTACTGCGGGTAACGACACCACTTTTGGAACTTACCTTACTTCATACGGCGGTTGGGCGGGAACTGGCGGCTCTACTGCTACTGTTGGGCCAATAGCAATTGCAAAACCGTGGACTGAAATTACAAACCTTTATCAATTTACAGCGGGTTATGTTGCTCCCGGAAACATTAACTCATCAAGCCAAGGTGCAGCTACTCAAGGTACTGGAGGGGCATATGGAAACATTGGCCCCGGTTCAGGTGGTGGCGCTAACTGTATTACAGCCGCGAATGCTTTAGGCACAGCGGTGGGTTACGGTGGTTACGGCGCAACGAACATCAACGGCGGCTTTGCTGGCGGCACAGCATCCTTGACTGATGGCGCATCAGGTACTGCTGGTACTGCCGCAACAACAAGCAAACCATACGGCGGCGGTGGTGGCGGTGGCGGCAATGCTTCACTGTCGGGTAACGGCGGTGCTGGTGGTGCTGGTGCTTTGTACGGCGCTGGCGGCGGCGGCGGCGGTGCTTCTACCGACTCGGTTGGTAACTCTGGTGCTGGTGGTGCTGGCGCTGACGGCATTTGTGTCGTAATCTCTTGGAACTAAATTTTTAAAGGAAATATCATGACAACTTTTACCACCACCATCACCGCAATGTACACCCTGCCTCAAGTCGAGGGCCAAACGGATGTAGTCGTCAACGCTATGTGGGAAGTCACTGGCGTACAGGACACCCATACTGCCTCCATCGGCGGCAACAGCCAGTTCACGATCACCCAAGGCTCGGGCTTCACGCCTTACGCGGATCTGACTCAAACTCAAGTCATTGGCTGGATTCCAGCCGAACAGATTGCCAGCGCGCAAGCCTGCGTGCAAGGCCAGATCGACAGCATGGTGAATCCACCAGTGTCCCCAACTTCCCAAGCTCTTCCTTGGGTGGCATAATTGCTACGGGGTTACACGGCTTCCCCATTCAAGCCGTTGCTGGAGTTGATACATGAGCGAAGAACTGAACACGCCTATTACTTTGACCTTGCCTTTGGGCGGTGTAAACATGGTACTGGCTGCGTTGGCTAAAGCCCCGTATGAGCAAGTTGCTGATCTGGTGCAAGCCATCCGTGAACAGGCGATCCCGCAAGTTCCAATGCCTGAAATGAAGGAAACCCCTGAAGCAGTGCAGTAAACCAGCGGCCTTCGGGCCGTTTTCTCTATAGGCTAGGCATGATTGACCCGATCACCATAAGTGCTGCGTTTGCCATAGCCAAGAGTACCATCGCGGGTGTGCAAGAAGCGATTCAAATGGGGAAAGACCTGCATGAATGCAGTGGCGACCTCATCAAGTTTTTTGAGATGCACGACACGGTTGAAAAGGGTGCAAATCAAGACAAAAGTAAGGCGTCCAACTCAGAGATGGCACAAGCCCTTGAGTCTGTGATGAACGCAAAGTATTTGAGGGACGCACGCAAAAGGCTCAAAGAGCAACTGATCTACTCGGGCCAAGGCGATGTGTGGGAGGCGATTCAAGCGGAGTACAACTTAATTGTTGCAACTCGAAAGCGAGAAGAACGTGAAGCAGAAGAAGCCAAAAAACACAAGCGTGAACAGTTGGCTGAACTGATCGAGGGGCTGTTTTACGGGTTTTGCGGGTGTGTGGCTGGCGGTCTAATCTGCTGGGGCACTTTTGAATTTATCATTTACAAAATGAGGCTGTAATGGATGAACTACTTTCTCTCATCAAGGGCGCTGCGCCTACCTTGGCAACTTTTGTTGCTGGGCCTCTTGGCGGCTATGCTGTTTCCGCTATCGCTTCTAAGTTTGGTGTGGCTGATTCTGTCGAGGCTGTGGCTAAAGCTATTGCAGGCGATCCTCAAGCTGCGCAAAAGCTGGCCGAAATGGAACTGGAATACGCCAAGCTAGACGCCGCTGACCGGGATAGTGCCCGTAAACGCGAGTCAGACATCTCCACCAGTGCCGCAGCTCCTTGGTACAGCAAAGCAGTCACACCCCTGATTGCTGTGGGAGTTTTTGTTGCATGGAGTTTTGTTCAATGGTTTTTGCTAAACCACGTTGTGCCACAGGAAATGCGTGAGATTGTTCTTCGCCTCTTGGGCCAGCTTGATGCCGCCTTTATGTTGATTTTGACCTACTACTTTGGCGCAAGCCACAAGCACTAACATGAAAGACAACTTTCCCAAATCCCTTGCAGCAGTCCTTGTTCACGAGGGCGGTTACGTAAATAACCCGAAAGACCCGGGCGGCATGACCAACCTTGGCTGCACCAAGGCAGTCTGGGAAGAGCACTGTGGCCACACGGTGGATGAGAAAGCCATGAGGGCGCTGACACCCAATGATGTCGGCCCTCTTTATAAACGTAAATACTGGGATAAAGTCTGTGGCGATGATCTGCCTGCTGGAGTGGACTATGTTGTGTTTGATGCCGCTATCAATAGCGGTGCTGGTCGAGCTGCTAAGTGGTTACAGTCCTGCGTTGGCGTCGAGCCTGATGGTGGTATCGGGCCAAAGACGCTTGCGGCAGTAAAGGCGTTTGACCCGCAGCAGCTTGTAAAAGACTATGCGAAACGTCGGTTATCCTTTATGATGGACTTGACTACTTGGGGTACGTTTGGCAAGGGCTGGACTCGCCGGGTAAACGAAGTAGAGGCGGTCGGCCTCACCATGACGAAGTGAGGTAATCCGTGCCGTTAAAAAAGCTTACGCAGAAAGCCGGTGTTAATCGGGAAAACACCCGGTACACCAATGAGAACGGCTACTACGAGTCAGAGAAGATTCGTTTCCGTCAAGGTACTCCAGAAAAGATTGGCGGCTGGATTCGCATCTCTTCCAATACGTTTCAAGGCGTGTGCCGCTCGTTGTGGAACTGGGTAACCCTTAGCGGTGCAAACTTACTTGGCGTAGGTACGAACCTGAAGTTCTACATCGAGAGCGGTGGCGCGTACAACGACATCACCCCCCTGCGCAAGACCGCAGCCTTGTTGGGCAACAACCCATTCCAGACATTTAATGGTCTTGCCACGGTAACTGTAACGGACGCTACAGGCGGCTGGGTAACCGGCGACTTTGTGACTTACAGCGGAGCTACAGCAGTTGGTGGCTTGACTTTAAACGGCGAGTACCAGATCACCATTATTGGTACAAGCACAACCACGTACCAGATTACGGCATCGAGCGCAGCTACATCCAACGCAGTAGGTGGTGGAGCAACTGTATTAGCCGCATACCAGATCAATGTCGGTACAGCGTACGCAATTCCTTTGGTTGGCTGGGGCGGTGGCGCATGGGGTTCTGGCACTTGGGGTAACGGCACAATGAGTACCACTCAGATGCGTCTTTGGAGCCAGAACAACTTTGGTGAGAAACTGATCTTTGCTCCCAACGGTGGCGGTATTTACCTGTGGGATGCAACTGCATTAACCACTCGCGGGGTTTTAATCTCAAGCTTGACTGGTGCTTCAGATGTGCCAAGCATTCAAAACCAGATTGCAGTGTCTGATGCCTCACGGTTTACGTTTGCATTTGGCTGTAATGATTACGGCAGCTCTACGCAAAACCCCATGCTAATCCGCTGGTCTGACCAAGAAGACTACTTGAACTGGACGCCCGGAGCTACCAACCAAGCAGGTAGCCTGACGCTATCTCATGGCTCCACAATCGTGACCACGTTGCAGTCCCGCCAAGAGATTTTGGTTTACACGGACTCTTCCTTGTACTCCCTTCAATACTCTGGCCCTCCAGCAGTATGGGGTTCTCAGTTGCTTGGCGATAACATATCAATTGCTGGGCCTAACGCTGCGGCGCTGGCTTCCGGTATTGCTTACTGGATGGGTGTGGACAAGTTCTACAAGTACGATGGCCGGGTGCAGACTTTGCGTTGTGACTTGCGTCAGTACATTTACAACGACATCAACCTATCGCAAGCCTCGCAGTTCTTTGCCACGACCAATGAAGGCTTCAATGAGGTCTGGTTCTTTTACTGTTCAGCCAGTTCTTATACGATTGACAAGTACGTTACCTATAACTACGCTGAAGATGTCTGGGCATACGGAACTATGGGCAGGACTGCATGGCTGGATTCTGGCCTGCGTAACTACCCTGTAGCTGCCACATACAGCTACAACATTGTGGAGCATGAAAAAGGCTTGGACGATGGAGAGGGCGCTACATTGCAGCCTATCTACGCCATGATCTCCACCTCAGAGTTTGACATTGACGACGGTGATCGGTTTGGCTTTGTGCGCCGTATTTTGCCGGACTTGACCTTCAGCGGATCGACGGCTACCAGTCCTTATGTGACGCTGACCTTGACCCCAATGCAGAACTCAGGATCAGGCTTTACCAACCCGCAGTCCACTGGCGGGGATTCAAATGCGGTCATTACGCGCTCCGCCACTGTGCCTATTGAGCAGTTTACTGGGCAGGTGTTTATCCGGGTGCGCGGCAGGCAGATGATCTTGACGATGGAGTCCAACCAGCTTGGCTGCACATGGCAGATGGGGTCGCACCGACTGGACATTCGCGCAGATGGTGGCAGGGGTAACTCATGAGCTTGTTTACTACTGGCTCTCCACCGCGCCTGCCTACGGCTCCAGAGGTGTACAGCGAACCCTTTATGTCGGGGTTCAGCAAAATCCTGTACCTGTACTTCCAGCAGATTAATGCTGTGCAGCCAATCAACATCACCAGTTTAAACATTGACGTAGCACGCTTGCCCACTCAGGCTGCATTGGCTACCCTGCGTTCCGGCGATGTGTACCGTGACACCACGGCTGGCAATGTACTGAAAATTAAGGTCTGATATGTCAGGACATTACGAATACAACGATTTGGTGGGCGATGACGTCTGGGTAGAAGACCCTCCCGCTGCTAAAACTGCCCCCGTAGTCGCTGCTGGATTACCCGCTTTAGCTGCTGTTCAGCCTGCGCCTGTTGCTCCAGTCGCCGCTGCTGCGGCCACACCTGATTTTGCAAACATGCCGGGGCTTGGTTTTGGTGGATTTGGTGGCGTTCCAATCTCTGGAGCTTTGACAGGGCAGGCGAGTCCAACTGGATATGTTAACCCGTATTCTCAGGATCAAATATCAAAATATACCGACATGTTTTTTGATGGAAAAGACCATTCAAATGATGCTGGATATACTGCATTTTTAAATGATAAAGATTATCAAAATGCTGTAGCTTCAGGAGTTGCAGGAATGCAATTTGATCTTGGAATAACCGCCAAAGATACATTAGCACCAGTAGACTATAAAAACCCCGGAGCATCAGGGCCATTAAACTGGCTAGACATGGATGTAGCAAAATCCAACAATGACACAAATTATTGGCAGACTAATGCCGCACCCGTTATTAACGCTCCCGCCGATGTTATTGCAAAAGCAAAATCTGCAAACGGGAAGCCTATAGATTTAACAGAAGGAGGACAAGGGTATGTTTGGCGAGATGGCGCACTGCATCAAACCAATTTTGTGAACAACACTGGTATGCCAACCAGTGCGGTACTACCTATGGTGTTGAGTATGATGGCCCCCGGCATAGGAACTGCTATTGGGTCGGCTTTAGGTGCTGGGGCAACATTTGCCCCTATTATTGGTGGCGCTATTCTTGGAGGGGGTAGTGCGGCATTGACTGGGGGAGATATATTAAAAAGCGCTTTCTTGGGTGGTCTTGGCGGCGCAAGTAATGTTGGGATTGGCGACACCGGGGCAACGGTTGGTCAAGTAACTTCTGCGGTCAACCTTGTTAAAAACTTAAAGAACGGAAACTGGCTGGGCGCTATTACTGGAGCTGCAAATTTAAGCGGCGCAGGTAATACTCAAATTGGCGAAACTGGCCTTACCATTAACGATCTATCCAAAGATTTAAATCTTGCCAAAGCGGTTATTAGTGGTAATCCACAAGCCCTGATGGGGGCGTTAACTTCGGTTGCCAGTTCTGCAACCAACTCTGCGGCTGACGCATCAAAAGCAATTGATCCATATTTTCAAACAGGTGCAGGCACTGGCGCAGCTACACCAGACTACCCAACCAATGACGCAGGCACACAGCAGTTAATTGATGCACTGACAAATACTCCGGCGGCTACAGGCCCGTCTGTACAGGTTGCAAGCAATGACAATGCAAGCGCATTGGCTGCACTGGAAGACGCTAAGACAGCGGCCAAAATTGATAGCGGCCAGATTATAGACCTTGGTGAAGTTAGCAACAAACCACCAGATGCAGAGTTGCCACCGGGTTTAATCTTTCCCGGCGATCAAAGCACTCCAACCGAGGCGCAACAGCAACAAGCAATTAGTAACTTCCACGATGCTTTGGCAGAGACGCAACAACCTGAAACGCCGATTACAAACCCTGATGCCCTCATTGGTAAACTGCAAGATGCTGGCCTGACAGACGACTTTATTGGCAAGAATACGCCAATTTTAGGAATTATCGATCCTACCGACCAGATTGGTAATCCTCCGCCGATTTCAGCAGAGGAACGTGCGTTACTTGCGCCCCAAGCTCCAGAGCCAACAGTTGAGCAGATCATAGCGTCTGAGCCACCTGCTGCTGTAAACCCAGTTGCGCTCCCTCCTGATGACTTTATTGGCGATCCTACCGACCAGATTGGTAATCCTCCGCCGATTTCAGCAGAGGAACGTGCGTTACTTGCGCCCCAAGCGCCAACTACAAGTCCTGATCCTGTTCAAGATTTACTTGACCAAGCTACGCCATCAGATCAACCTGCTATTGACCAGCAGACAAAAGATTTGCTTAGTTTGCTGAGCGGTGGGACGGACACTGGAGTTACGCCTGCCGAAACGCCTGTGTTTAAAGCAGAGCCAGATGCCGCCGGGACGGACGCTGAGTTCTACAAGATGATTGGGATTGATCCAAACACGATTGATCCTTTTAAAAATGTTGAAGGCGAACTAGACCCGTCTGATCTTGCAATCAATCGGGCGTACAAGATTGACCAAGCCAATCAGCAAGGCAACGAGTGGGATAACGCATCAATTGGGGATGACCTGTTTACAACAGAACCCCCAACAGAAGAACCTCCAATTGACCAAGTTGAGATTACCGGAAAGCGTCCAACGGATGATAGTGAGCCGGGTTGGGAGGGCTGGACTCCGCCTCCAACCCCAATAGATTACAGTGGCATTTCGGACATACTAAGTGGTGGGCAGTCTAAAACCCCGCCAGAAGAAGCCCCGGCAGTTAGTGTTCCAAGGATACCAACCACGCCCGCACCCAAAACACCAGCAGTAGTTCCGGCAAAGACAGTTGCTCCGGTAGCAAATAAACCAGCAGCAGCTTTAGCGTCAGCAATAGCCCAAGGATATATGCCTAGCGTTGGGGACGTAGCTCATATAAAATCTCTTGAAAGCTTGTTCGGGCCGTTACTGGGTATGCTACCCGCCGAGCCAGCTCACGAGAAAAAAGACGATTCATTGTCAGCCCTAGAGGGCATGGATCAAGAATACGCAAGCGGTGGACACGTAGACGACTTCAGCGTGGAAGCCTTGTTACACATTTTGAGGAGCTGATATGGCATGGATTCCACCTGAATACGATGGCGAAGGTAATTTAATTGCTGGCGGATATGACGACGGCACTGGTGCTGGCGGAGGCAATACCACCGTAGGCGGGTACGGAGAAAATGGGGATGGCGGCTCTACAGGAGGCTCTACCACGTATGCGACGGGCATAACTCCTCCGGCTGGTGTTTATCCAGACCCAAATAGCCCAACTGGCTATTCCGATTCAAGTGGAAACCCCGTTACATACAATTCGTCTGGTAATACTTTTACCGGTAGTGATGGAACAAGCCTTGGTGGCGGTTCCAATACTAAATTTAGCAACCTTTCTGGCGCATCCGACCTGACAAAGTACCTTCAAAACTTAATTGGTACTAAGATGACTGGCACACAAATGGCTAGTCTAGGCCTTGTCGGTGCTGGTGGTCTAGCTGGATTGATGACGAATTTAAACAAGCCGAAGATTACACCTGTTGGTTACCAAGGCGGCATTCCTAAGTTGCAAGCCAACCGCACGATGGTCACTGCTCCGCCTCCCGGCCACGTACCCGGCTCTGGCGGTGTCAACTATGGCGGCGATGTAACCTACACACCAAAAGGCACTGCTGTTCCCGCTGCTGTTCCCGCTGTTGTTAATCCAAATCCAGTAGATCAAATACCGATTCCTGATGCTCAAAGAGGTCTTATGGGCCTCGCCCACGGCGGCTCTGCGGGTCAGTACTTGCAAGGCTCCACAGACGGCATGGCGGATAAGCTGCCCACCTCTATTGACGGCAAACAACCCGCTGCGCTGAGTCACGGTGAGTTCGTCGTTCCTGCTGATGTCGTGTCTCACCTTGGTAATGGCAACTCAGACGCTGGCGCTAAAAAGCTGTACAGCATGATGGACAAGATTCGCCAAGCCCGGACAGGCACTAAGAAGCAAGGTAAGCAGATTAACCCAGATAAGTTCATGCCCGGTGGCTCCGTTGGTTATGCAGAGGGCGGCTCTGTGCGTCACTTTGCCACGGGGGATGCCGTTACTGGAGTCCCCGCAGGGACTACTGGGGTTAACCAAACAATGGCTGGCTGGACGGGCGACTACGTGCCCAACATGCTGGCTCAAGGTCAAGCTCTGGCTAACGCCCCGTACCAACAGTACACAGGTCAACTGACTGCTGGCCCGTCTAACTTGCAGAACCAAGCATTTGGCGCGGCTTCTAACTTGCAAACACCATCAGTTATTGGGCAAGCAGCAAACACCGCAGGCGGCATTGCAAACACAGCTCAGAACATGAGCTACAACCCCATGCAAGCTACGAGTCAGTATCAGGCTCCAGCAGCTTATCAGGCAGCAGGCACGCCACAGTACAACCAGTTAAATGCTGGCAACGTGTCGTCGTCGTTCCAAGCTCCGGGAGCTTACCAGACAGGTAACTTCAGCAACCAGTTTACCGCCCCAACACAGTCGGCAACTACAAACTTTACCAATCAATACCAAGCTCCTACGCCGTATCAGAACACCAACTTTAGCTCTGGCACGTTTGGCAATGAGCAAGCGCAGCAGTACATGAACCCGTACTTGCAACAGTCGTTGAACCCACAGTTGACTGAAGCTCGTCGTCAGTCAGATATTACTGCTGCGCAAAATAACGCCGCTATGACCAAGGCGGGTGCGTTTGGCGGTGGCCGTCAAGCAATCCTGACTTCTGAGAACCAGCGCAATCTGGGAACCAATCTGGCTAACATTACAGGCCAAGGTTACAACACGGCATACACCAATGCCATGAGTCAGTACAACGCCGATCAAGGCCGTGGCTTGCAAGCTCAACAAGCTACTGAAGCTTCTAAACAGTTTGGTGCTAACCAGTCTATGACTGCGGCGCAGATGATGGCCCAGTACGGTATGTCTGCCCAGCAAGCCCAAGAGGCAGCGCGTCAGTTTAACCAGCAGCAAGCAATGACCGGTGCGCAGTCTGCGGCTCAATACGGCCTTGCCGGACAGCAAGCTAACGAAGCATCCCGTCAGTTTGGCGCTAACCTCGGTCTTCAAGGTGCAACTACCGCAGGCTCTCAAGGGCTTCAGGCCGCGTTGGCTAATCAACAAGCCGGACTTACCTCTGGTCAAGGAAATATCAACGCTGCTTTGGAAGCTGCTCGACAAGCCGAAGCTTCTCGTCAGTTTGGCGCAAATCAAGGACTGACTTCTGCTCAGAACGCAGCTCAGTATGGGCAGGCAGCGCAGCAAGCCAATATTGGTCAACAGCAGTTCGGTGCAAACTTGGGGCTTCAAGGTCTTCAGCTTGCCAACCAAGCAGCTCAAACTCAAGGCAACTTGGGCACTGCGCAAAACCAAGCGGGTCTGTCAAACATCAATGCACAAGCTGGTCTGGGTGCTACTCAGCAAGGCATCACGCAAGCTGGCCTCACTGCAGATCAAGCAGCGTTTGCAGCAGCTAGGGATAACCCTTACAAGATGTTGCAGTTCCAGCAGTCGTTACTCAACGGTTTGCCGATCAGCGCAACAAACTACTCGCAAGCACAGACAAGCGATTTGGGGAACGTGGCAAATGGTCTGAGTACCGTCAGCGGTTTGCTCGGTACACTCGGGTTAAACCCAGTTCAAACTGGCGCTGTGCCTGCTGCAACCACACCCGCAAAATAAGGATACGACATGTCTTTTCAACCACAGCCAAGCGCACAGGGTATTGCGTCTTTGTATCAGGGCAACCCCGGCGCGTTGCAGCAAAAGATACAAAAAGATCAGCAGGCCAAGCCGGGTATGCCTCAAGACTTGAGTAAGCTCATGGCGCTCAACATCGTGACCAACGAAAGCGATGCAGCGAAGCGGCAGGAAGCCATGAACCAACTTCAGCAGTTGATGGGGCAGCAAACGCCTATGGGCGGCGCACCGGGCCAGCCTCCTACTGTGGCGCAAAGCATTGAAGCGCAAGCCAAGCAAAAGATGGACGCTATGGCGGAGCAAGCCGCGCAGCAGAAACAAGCTATGGACGCAATGATGAAGCAGGCAGGGCAGGCTCCCGGCCCTGTGCCAGAAGGCGTTCCACAACCGCAAGAACAAGCGCAAGCGCAAGGCATCGACCAACTCCCCGCTGAGTTCAAGATGGCTGGTGGTGGTATCGTGGCGTTTGCCAACGAAGGCGCTACGCTTGATGCGGCTACCCGCGAAGTGATGAAAGAGTTGGGCATCAGCGCGAGAGACTTTATTGACAACCCTGAAACTGCCAAAACCGTAAGAAGTTTGGCGACTGAACGTGGAGTTGCTGCCCCTGTTGCCGAGGCCGCTGCCCCTGCCGCTACTGGAGCCGCTGCCGAAGCTGGAGGCTTGGGACGTCTGTACAACATGGGCAAAATGGCCGGTAAAGTCGTCAAAGGCGCTGGACCTGCTGCTGTGGGCGCAGAAGTCATTGGTAATATGGGCGATTACAAATTTGATAAGCCAGATAAGATTGACACTTCGTTGGGCGGCACGTTATCCGATTTGGGTAAAGGTGAGTTTGGCCGGGCAGGTACGGGCTTGATGCGCGGTCTTGGCGAAGCCGGTATGGACTTAGGTTCTACTGTTGCTAACTTGGCAGACTATGTAGTGCCGGGCAAAGCTCCTGTGTCCCGCGCATACGAAAAAATGTTAACTAGCAATATTGATGATTTGCGCGGACCATCATCTGCGCAAGCAGCCGCCAAACCTGCCGTAACGCCGTCACCAATTCCAATGACAACGGAAGAAGCAGAACAAGCCCGAGCTAAGTTTGCGGCAGTCGATCCACGATTAAATACGCCTAGAACCGTGCCTACGATGGGTGCAGCAGTTACGCCAGAAGTCAGCGCACTTGAGCAGCGTTTGAAACAATTGCAAAGCACAGGAAACGTGAATGTTCCTGGCGCTCCACGCCTTGCTGGCCCCGGTGCTCCTGCGGCTGGAGGCATTCCTATGGCTCCAGCACTTGCCAAAATGCGTGATGAGGATGCTGATTTACGCAAGCGCGAAGCAATGAAAGAAATGGAAGGCTTGGCTCCAAACTCCAAGTACGCCGACATGGCAATGGCTGAGTACGACCGCCGCGCCAAGCAGTTGGAACGACCAAAGCAAGGCTACGATGCTTTCATGGAACTTATGGGCCAGATTGGTAATGCGCCTAGAGGCGTGGGCAGCTTGACTGCAGGCAACTACGGTGTGCAAAAAGTCAAAGAAATGCAAAAACAAAGTGAGTCTGACATCTTCGATTTGACCATGAAGAAACTTGATCTTGGCTTTAAGAACGAGGAAGCCCAGCGCTCCTTTAAACTTGAAACGCTCAAAACGGGCCGGGATGTGTTCGACAAGGTTAAGGACAACACCTTTAAAGCACTTCAAGAGCAGGGCCACAATGATCGTCAAGCATCGGCAAATGCAACAAGTACAGCAAACGCTGCAATGCAAGCGTCTGTTTCCGCGCAGGGGCACAAGCTTCAAGCTGAGATGCAGTTGCGCACCATGCTGCTGGCCGAGAAGCGTGGGGATCGTGATAACACTGCGCTGCAATTGCGTGCGCTGTCAGAAACGGCTAAAGATATGGGCACACTGCTTAAAGTTCCCGGTTATATCCAGACGCCAGAAGGCCAAGCAATGCTTGCTAACTATAAAGGCTACCTTGCCGCTATCGGAAAGATGGGGGGCGTTACTTCTGTAGGCCCAACGCTTTCTTCTACCCCTACTAAAAACGTGCTCGGCAAAGTATAATTTTTACACCGGGCTTGACCAGCCCGGGATTTTTTAACGGTCCTACAATCGAACACTATGGCACAGTACCTCACACTCCCTAACGGCGATTCCGTCGAAGTTTCAGACGGGTTAACTTATGATGAGGCGCTTGCCAGAGCGCAGCAAAAATTCCCCAATGCTTTTAAAACCCCCGAACACCAACGCACGGGTATCGGCGCAGCGCTGAGCAAAGGGTTTGAGAACGTCATCTCCTCGGGCCGTACAGGTATTGAGTCGCTGCTGGGCAACCCAGAAGAAGCAGCTAGGCGCGGCTTGGAGCGCGGCCAGACAATGGCTGAGAAGTACCCAGAGCAAGTCAGTCTGGAGAAGGTTAAAAAAGCATACGAAGAGCGTGGCCTACTGCCTGCTGCTGGCGAAGCCATCAGCCAAGTGCCTGCTGCGCTGGCTGAACAAGCCCCCAACATGGCTGCAACTATTGCGGGTGCAAGAACTGGTGCCGCTTTAGGTAGCCTCTTTGGTATCCCCGGTAAAGCTATCGGTGCAGGTCTCGGTGCAGCCGTTCCCAGTTTGGCCCAGATGTTTGGTAGCAACATTGAGCGTCAAGCATCCGAGCAACAAACAGCGGGTAAGCCAGTTGAAATTAACCGGGGCGCTGCCGCACTTGCTGCCGTTCCTCAAGCTGCCTTGGACGTTGCAGGTCAGTACATCCCCTTGGGCAGCAAGCTGGTCAGCAAACTGATTGGTATCCCCGAAGCGGCGTTGGTCAGCAAGTCAGCAGGGCAAGTTCAAAAGCTGGCAGATGAAAAACTGTATGCCACGCTGGCCAAAGGTCTGGGCACAGGCGTCATGGCCGAGGTTCCAACCGAAGTTGCCCAGCAGATGCTGGAGCGTGCGCAGGCGGGCTTGTCGCTTACCAGCCCCGATGCTTTGAAAGAGTACGGCGAGACTGCGTATCAGGTCTCGTTGCTGGCCCCGTTGGGTTCCGCCGGACGTACGTTTCAGCGCGGCGCAGCAAGGTCTGAGGTCCGCCAAAAGCAAGACGATGAGATTGCCGCTGAGCGGGACCGTCTGGCGCAAGAGCAAGAGAAAGCCACGCAGGCCCTTGTGGCCCGTCGAGGCACGGATGACTACGCCCGTGAGATTGAGCAGAAGTACAAAGACATGGCTGCTAAGCAGCTTGAGTACGAGACCAT